CGGCGGAGTATCAAGCGACGGCCGCGGGCATCGGCGAGGGCATCGCTCGTCTCGAACTCCCGTTCATCGAGGCCGGTGAGACCCTGACGGTCGCCGCCGACGAACGCCGCGCCGAGAATCCCATCAACCTCGCCGGGACGTTGAATCTCGACGGGACCGTCGCCGTCGCTACGACCGGGCCGGACGCTATCAACTTCGCTAACGCCAGCGGCAACATCGCCGGCAGTGGCTCCGCGTTCGGGACGGCCAACGCCGACCCGGTGGCCCGCGCTGTCGCTGCCGGCATCGGCGAGGGGTTCGGGACCGCCGACGCCGACACTGTCCTGCCACTCCTGCGAACCACGAGCGCGGCAATCAGCAACGACCGGACCACCGAGGTCACCGTCTCGAACGACCGGACCGACGAGTTCACGACACAAGGCCGCGGCGAGACCGAATAACGGCGCTACGCTTTTCGCCGCGCCACTCCGATATACTGCTATGCCAGAGGAAGACCTCCCCGGCGGGTCGTTTGATGCCTGCACCGGGATTATGGAAGAGGAGGGCAATAGCGCAGAGGCCGCCGAAGACATCTGCGGCGCACTGCTCGAAGAAACGAAATCGGAAAAAGGCGACGTTGACGAACTCCGGGCAGCCCTTGAACGCGGCGCGGGGCTGATTGCCGACGTAGGGGTGGACCTCGTCAGTGGTGTGGATGTGCCGGCCGTCGACAGTAAGTGGGTCATGACCAAAGACGCCGAGGGCCACGACTGGCGGGCCAACTCCCCGATTCTCTTGAGTAAGGACGACAGCGACCAGCGTATCAGTTATGCCGCGGCGATGATACCGCGGGAGACGGACAAGGAGGGCGACGTGGTGGCGACACCAACCGTCGAGAAGGCCGCCCATGACTTTCTCAAAGGCGACCCCGGTGTGGACACCGACCACTCGCTCATCGACGGCGAGGGCGAGGTGGTTGAATCGTGGGTCCTCAAAGAGGAGCGGACGTTCGACCTGCCCGGCGGCGAGACCGAGACCTACGGCGCAGGGACGTGGATGGTCGGCATCGAGTGGGGCACAGATGCGTGGGACCGTATCAAGGCCGGCGACCTAACCGGGCTGTCGATTTACGGGATGGCCGAGCACGTCCCGCTCGGACGCTCGGTGCAAAAGGACTTCGTCGTCCCGTTCGCCGACGAGTCTGTCGTGAATGTCCTGTACGCCAGCCGCGCCGTCGCCGCCAAGGCTGCCCGCCGACTGGGCTTCGAGGGCGACGACGAAGCCATTACGCACCCACACCAGTACGGCGACGTGACCCAGTATATGCCCGCGCCAAGCCATGACGACTACGTCGAAGCGTACAACGACTTCGCCGAGGCGGACGGATTCGGTCCCGTTGAGGAGGACGGCCGTATCGTCGAGGCGTCGGCGACCATCGCCAAGGGCGAGTTTTCCGAGGGCGAAGCGGTGTACTGGGAGTGGCAGGGCACCCGCGTCCACGGCCGCATCGCCGAGGAGCGCCCAGAGTCCGCAACGGTTGACGGCGTCACCATCACTGGCGAGGACGACGAACCGGTCTACATCATTGACGAATACGACGAGGACGTGGACGCCCTGCGCCGCGAGAACGTGGCGAAACCGGAGTCCTCGCTGAATGAGTCCGGCCGTGACATCCCGACCCGGAGCGAGGGCAACTACGTCAGCGAGCAAAGCGCCGCAAAGTCCGACCCCGGCACTACGCCTAAGGCAGACAACACACAACCGAATAACATGGACCAGGAGACAACTGACGACGGGACGGACATCGCCGAGGTTGCCGCATCGGTTGAAGACCTCGCGGAGTCTGTCGCTGAAGTAAAGGACGCCGTCGAGACCGAGAAAGCCGACGAGCAGGATGCCGCCGAATCCCTCGCGGAGACCTACGAGGGCATGGGGCCGGGCGACGTGCTCGACCTCCTCGAAGCGGCGGCGGGCCAGGACCTCGGCGAGGTCATGACGGCCATCGAACAGGCATCAAAGGCCGAACACTCCGACGACGAGGACGACGACGAAGAGATGGAGGCATCGGCCGAGGAGCGCAGCGCCGAAGCAAAGACCGCCAAGGGGGCCGACGCAACGGCGACGGCCAGCCAGGGTATTGAGAAAGAAGACCGCAGTTCGGCCGGCACCGGGCTTTCGTATCGGGCCGCCGCCGAGCAGGAGCGAGGTGACTAACAATGTCAGCAACAGGTTTCGACAGTTCCGTCGTGAAGAACCGCCAGTATATCAAGAAAAACGCCGATGCGATGTACGAGCAGAGCTTCGGCGACCTGCCGGACGGCACCATCTATCGGGACCCGACCGGCGCGAAGACCGCGGACGGCGAACCCGTCGAACTCCAGAAAGACCGGTGGGCGCAGTTCCGTGACGAACCGGTGTTCGAGGACGGCAGTAGTGTCGTCGAGAAGTTCAACGACCTGCACGTGAGCAAGGGCTTCTCGCTGCACGACACCATGAAAGAGATTCAGAAGAATCTCGATACCGGCGACTTCACGCTGCCGCTGGACATCATCCCCGAGGTCTTTGTCGTCCAGCCCGAGCGCCTGCCGCTCGCGGACATGATTCCGCGTGTCAGCACGCAGGACGACGAGGTCGTCCCGACGCCGCTGACCGACCACCCGGACATCGAGTTCGGACTGGAGACGCTGAACGATACCGAGGGCAGTTACTCCTACAGTGACCCGACCTACGACGACACGCTTTCGTTCCCGGTTGAGGGCTACGGCGCGGCGACCCGACTGGAGGACAAACTTATCCTCGCGGCATCGAACGTCCGCAACGCCGAGGCCACCCAACAGCAGGCCTTTATGCGAGCGATGCGCCAGGAGGAGGAACGCCAGATTATCCTCGGCACTGACAACAACGCGAACGGCTGGGATGGACTCAATGACTTCATCTCCTCGGGCGAAGGCGACGTGGTCACGGATGTCGGCGACCCGGACAGCATCAACCCCGAGGACTACGAGGACGCCACCCGCGAGATTATCGACAGCGCGGAGTTCGAGGGCGCAGAACGGCAGAACATGATGGTCGTGTGTGACTTCGACTGGCACAAGAATGTCCGCCAGTCGCTCATCAGTCGCCAGCGCTACGAGGCCGACGTGGACGAGGTCGGCAGTGGCTTTACCGCCATGACTGTCGACGACGTGCCGGTCGTGAAGAGTAACGCTATCCCGCGCGGGTCCACCCGAGCGGACGGCAGTACGTACAATCAGGCGTACACGGTCAACCTCGACGCCCACTACCTCTCCATGCTGCAGGAGGTCAGCATGAAGCCACTCGCCAAGGTCGCACCACAGGAGCAGTTTGCTGTGGATGCCTACGGAACGCTTGTCGCCGAGGACGACGGCGCACACGTCCAGGCCGCCACCATCAGCCCAACGGCCTAACGGCCTGATTGACTTCGCCGTGTATTTTTTCGTGCTCGCGTGGCTACCGACTGGTATGACGTACTACATATCCGGCCGGTCGGGCGACTCCTACCGTGGCGCGACAGTCCACCGGGACCGCGAGTGTGCCGACCTCGGGACGCCGACGCGGCCGCTCGCCGAGTCAACTATCGAATCAACCAAAGACATCCAGTTCTGCCCGGCCTGTGCCGGCGGCGACGAAACCGAGGTCTGCACGGTCGAACTCTCCAGCGGCGGCGAGTGCGGCCGCGACAAACCCTGTCCGTATCATGACTGAGTGGATGTGTCCCGAGTGCGAGTGGGCCGAGGAGTACGAACCGACAGCGCCGCCCGAGTTTTTCTGCTCGGAGTGTGGCAGTCGCCGCCGGCTCGTCACCGACCCCGACCCACTTGCCGATAGAGAAACGATGACCGATAAGATATGAGCGCCGACCCCGCAACGCTACCGCGCCTGTCAGATTCGTCACTGTTCAGTCTTGAGTGTCAAGCCCACGCGCTCGGATGGGATGAGATTGTCATCATGTGCCGCGACGAGCGCCAGCGCCGACAGTCCTAACCGCTCCTCGGTCGTATCGTCTCGTATGCCCACCGTCAGCACTGACGCCGACGCCTATCAAGACCTGGAGCGGATTCGCTCCCGCATAGACCACGAGGCCACGGACTTTTTCGACGGTCCGAACGCCGAACTCCGATTCGATGAACTACTCGTCGAACTCGAACGCGAAGCGCGGGACATCTTCGTCACGCTGTGGGGCGACCAGACGCCACTGACCGAGACGGGTCGTGTCGATTGCGTTCGCGCACAGACTGTCGCCGCCCAGCAGTTGGTCTATCCAATCAACGACATCCAGCAGGTCGAATACAAGCGGACCAACGGCAGCGATTACGAAGTCCTCGACACCGACTGGTATGACTTCTCCGAGCACTCGCTGATTCTGGCCCGCCGGCCGAACACGAACGCCCTGCGCGTGGCCCAACGCCGCAACCCCGCAACAGCCGCCGCCGAGCGGGCGACGTGGGCCGACCTCGCCTCGACGTTGCGTGTCACCTACGACCGTGGCTTCGGCGACACACCGCCCGCGGACATCCAGAGTCTCCAGATACAACTGATTACGAACTTTCTCCGCAAGCGCAAAGCGGAGCAAACCCTGTCGGCGGCCAGTCCCGACGAGATGGCCCAAGCCATGACTGCCGACATGGTGGTGACCGAGGAGATTCGCCAGCGCGTCGGCGACGTGACCAGCCCCGGCCTCGGGACGCTGGTTATCTGAGAATGCTGGTCAAGTTCGACGTTCAAGACCTCGAAGCAAAGCTCGACAAAGCCGCCGCGGAGATGGCCGTCGAAGTGGCAAACGAACTTGTGAATCAGCTGAAAATCGAGAGTCCGGTCGGCGCGACGGGCACCCTGCAGGAGTCCTTTCAGATATTCAGGACTGGCGAGGGCGAGGTTATCCTCGGGACGCGCGTGCCCTACGCCCAAGGTGTGTGGAAAGGCAAACCGCCACATGAACCGGACTTTCAGGACATCAAAGTGTGGGCACGTCGTAAGCTCGGCGATGAGTCCGCCGCCGGGCCAGTCTTCGAGAAAATCAAGGCCGAAGGGACCGAACCTAACAATTTCGTGGGCCGAGCCATTGAGAACACCACCGAGCGTATGGGCCAACGGACGTTTGGCGAGTTCTAAGCCGACACACATACGCCCCTGCCGCGCCGACTGTTCGATATGATTGACTGGGACGAGCGACTGGCCGGACCACTCCAGGCCGTCCGCCACGGTATCGAGGCCGCCGACCGGAACTTTGCGACGACCCACGAGGGACCACTGACGTTCGACCGAATCGAGTATCCCGCGGCGCAGGTGTTTCTCGACGAGTTCGCCCGGACCGCGGCGACCGAGTGGACCCACACCGTCACGGCGACGTTATACTTTCAGTACGACCGCCGGACGAATCCCGACTTTGTCGAAGACGTGATTCACCCGACGAGCGCGGTCATTGACGAGTCACTGCGAGCGCTTGGCGAGGTGGGCTGTATCACGAACTACGTCCCGAATCGCATCAATTTCTTCTCGGGCGAACCCGGCGGGACACTCGTGCTGGCGGTCATGGTAGAGTTTCAGGCGACGACGCTGCTGGACCCCGCGGAGTTCGACCCATAACGGCGCTACGTTTTTCGCCGTCGCTCCCGCAGT